TCTTTGGCCGAGGGCCAGACGAACCGCCCCTTCTCCAGCCGCTTCATGAACATCCAAGCCCCTTGCTCGTCCCACCAGATGACCTTCACCAGATCGCCACGACGGCCCCGGAACACGAACAGATGCCCGGCAAACGGGTCCTGCTTCAGCACGGCCTCGGCCTGTGCCGCCAAGGCCGCAAAGCCCTTGCGCATGTCGGTGACGCCTGCCGCCAGCCAGACCCGTGTGTTCGCCGGAACCGGGATCACATCGACAGCCCCCGGATCAGTCGCGCCAGCGCCTCAGGATCATAGCTGCCGCTGATCCGCATCCGGTGACCGCCCGCCAGCTCGATCTCGATGTGGTTCTCGGCGGCAGGTGCCGCCGGGGCAGACCTGGTCTCCGCGACGATCTCTACCGGCAGAAAGCGCGCCGCCTCTGCTGGGGGCGCAGCCGAGGCGGGGTCCGGCGCATAACGGGGATCGCGCAGCCACTTGAAGATCAGGTTCGCGTTAGCGGATTGCTTGCCGGCGGCGTTGCTGCACAGCAGGTGCGGCAGTATATGCGCCTTGCCGATGCGGCCACCCAGATGCAGAACTCCTTGCGCGTTGCCGGCCTTGAGGGTGCGGAACTGTCGCGCGTCTATGACCAACTGTTCCGGTCGGCGCAGAGAAACTCGGCCCCTATCAATTCTCTGGTCGATCTTTATTCCAAACTGGCCTTGACCCAAAAGGAATTGGGCGTCACCGGGGACGATCTGATCCGGTTTACGGATGGGATCGCGGTCGCACTCAAGGTGGCCGGGACTGATGCAGTCAGCGCCAGCGGGTCGCTCTTGCAGCTTTCGCAGGCGCTCGGCGGTGGTGTGGTCCGGGCCGAGGAATTCAACTCGATTCTTGAAGGAACTCCGACGATTGCGCAGGCCGTGGCGCGCGGCTTGAAAGAGGCGAATGGTTCCGTGGCCGAGCTTCGCAAGCTGGTGGTTGACGGTCAGGTTTCCAGCACTGCATTTTTCCGCGCTTTCGAGGCTGGATCGGGCGAGTTGCGCCGGCAGGCTGAAACGTCGCAGACCACAGTCGGGCAGGCGTTCACGCGGCTCGGCAACAGCCTTGTGACTGTGGTGGGCGAGTTTGACAAGGCAACGGGCGCGTCGGCAGCCCTTGCCGAGGGTATCAGCAGCTTGGGTTCCGGTCTGGATCGGTTCGACGCCGAAGGGTTTATTTCCCAACTCCAAGACATCGCGGATGCCATTCGTGATGCTGATGAGGCCGGCAGAGACTGGCTGAACTCAATCGGGAATTCCGACCTTTTCAAGAGCGATACCGATGCGGAAGAATGGTTCAACAGGGTCACGAACCCGGATGTAGGAAAGGCCCAGGACAAGATCGATCTGCTCGAACGCGAGATCGAAACCCTCCAAGCTGCCATAGAGAACAATACCCAGATGGGCTTCGACAACAGCGAGGCTCTGTCCCGTTTGGCAGAGGTCCGCTCGGAACTTGCCGCCGTGCGCGCCGAAGCCGCCGCGCTGCCCTCGTATTTCCCTGGGGCCAACATGATGAGCACCGGGACGTTCATCGGCTTGGATGGCTACACCCCGCCGCCGTCTGCGCCAAGTGTCGAGCCGGTCAGCATTGCCGATCACCCAGCGGCGCCCGGCAAGGGCGGCTCCAAGGGTCGCAAGAAGGGCGGATCTGGCGGCCGCAGCCGCAAAGAGCAACTGGATGACTACGCCAAGGAGGTAAAGGCAATCCGTGAACGCACTGCGGCTCTGGAAGTCGAGGCTGCGTCTCTGTTGCTAGTAGCGGAAAGCGGCGAGGATTATGGCGATGCGCTGGAATATGCCCGAAAGCGCGCCGAACTCCTGCACGCTGCCCAGAAGGCCGGCAAGCAGATCACCCCGGAATTGAGCGCGGAAATCGATCAACTCGCGCAATCCTATGTCACTGCCGGTCTGAACGCCGAACAGGCCGCCGAGAAGCTGGACCAGATCAAGGGTGCGACCGAGCGCGGCAAGAATGCGCTGGAAGATATGTTCGGTTCGATCATCGACGGGTCGGCCTCGGCTAAGGACGCGGTGGCTTCTCTTCTGGCCGAGATTGCCAAGGCCCAGATCATGAAGGGGATTCTTGGCCTGCCGGGCATGGGAAGTCTTTCCAGCACCATCGGCGGGCTGTTGTCCTTCGATGGAGGCGGCTTCACGGGCCACGGCTCGCGCAGCGGCGGCATCGATGGCAGGGGCGGCTTCCCCGCGATTCTACATCCCAATGAGACGGTGATTGATCATACACGCGGGCAGGGCGGCAGCTCCCCCAAGATCACCATCAACAACAACGCTCCAGGCGCGGTGGTGTCGGCTGACTACGCGACCAAGGACGAAGTGATCCTGACCGTCTCGCAGGCTATCGCCTCGAACAATCGGCGCCAGTCAGACCAGCAATATCTCAGGGGTAGCCGCTGATGCAGGTATCGTTTCCGTTCCCGGTCAAGCTGCAATCCTCGGTGCCGAAGCTTGAGGGGCTGCGCTTCCAGCCCTTTACGAACATCGACAGCGAGACCTTCGCCAAGCCGGCGCTGAATGGCTTCTGGCGGCTGGACATGACGGTGCTGGCCCATGACATGCAGTCGCATCTGGCCCTGTCGTCGTTCGTGACCCAGATGAGCGCGGCCGGCACCACCTGCGTTGTCCCGGTCTGCACGCAATGGCGCCCGAACGACCAGAACGGCCGGCGGCTGACCGGCTGCGACATGGCTCCGGCCTATACCTTCGATCATGTCGGCTTCCTCGGCGAGCCCTTCGACGGCTTCACCCTGCGCGCGGCAGCGGCTCACCGGGCCAGCTATATCGACATCGACAAGCCGGCCATGTCGCAACTGTGGCCGGGCCATTTCATCAGCCTGGGCGACCGGCTGCACCAGGTGGTCAACACTACCTCAATCGGGGAGAGCGAGACGGCGATCCGAGTTTCGATCATGCCGAACATCCGCGAAGCGCAGCCATCCGGGACGGTGGTGATCGTGGATCAGCTACGGCTCAAGGTGATGATGGAGTCCGGCGACCAGATCGGCTCGGGACGGGGCGTTTCCGTTCCTCGGCCCTGTCGCTGGTGGAGGCGTTCTGATGAGCATCCACGACATACCGGACGAGGTGCTGCGCCGGGGCGTCACCGGCTGCACGATCCTGTGCCAGATGGATTTCAAGACGAACCCCAAGAACTGGTGGCTCGGCTATGGCCCGCTGACCGCTGGCGGGGTCGAATATCAGGGCACGGGCGACGTGATCCAGATCAGCGCCATGGAACTGACCTACGGCATGTCGGCGGGAATGGTGCGGTTCACCATCCCGAACGCCTCGCCCGAGATGATCGCGCTCTGCGACGATCAGGCGCCGAGGTCAACGGGCGCCGGGTGCAGGTGCTGTATCAGCTTTTCGCAACGGACGAGCGCGACGGTGAGCACCGGGGACGGCTGATCGGCGATCCGATGAGCGTGTTCGTCGGCCGCATGAAGGACATGACCAGCACGTCCAGCGCAGACGCCCGCACCATCGAACTGGAATGCTACGGGCGCATGTCGCAGCAGGGCAAGCCGCCTTACGGGCGCTGGACCCACACCGACCAGCAGCGCCGCTATCCGGGCGATACCGGGTTGGAACTGCTGGCAACGCTCAAGGACAAGGCAATCACCTGGGTGCCAGGAAGCTAAAGGAGATCGTTATGAAATATCTTCGCCGTCTATCACCTCTGCGGCTCGTCGCAAAAATTGAACAGCGGATTGCCGAGCGAGTGCTTCGGCGTCTCGAAGAGTTGTCGTATCTCCGAGGCGGACGATAATCGTCAATTCCGCCGAACCGTGGCCGTCAGACAGTTGAGGGTCTTTGGTTTCGACGTAGAATCTCGCCCTGCGCAATCCTGGGTCGATGTGTTCGCGCACCGATGAAATATCCGGTCCGATCCCTTCAAGTATGATCTTCATTGCGGTTCCTCCCTCCCCGCAACCGTAAGCGGCGGCTGGACGATTCGCCTATCCAGAACAGATGAGAACTCGGCTCCACCTCGGTGGGGATTTTTCATGAGGTCCGCATGATCCGCCCCGCCACGATGCAGGACGTTCCCCGCATCATCGACATGATCGGACGGCTTGTCGTGTCAGTGAACGGCCCGCAGCGCGCGGACCGCCTCTGGACCGGCGAGACGCTGGCCCGGCTGATCCACGATCCCCGAGGCGTGGTCCTGGTATCGGGTGGCGGGTTCATCGCGGGCTGCATCTCGGAAACGGTCATCAGCCCAGCTCCGGTGGCAATCGAACTCGGCTGGTATGCCGAAGATCGATCCGGGCTGGCCCTGCTGCGGGCCTTCGAGACCTGGGCAGAGGGGCAGGGTGCAACCCTCGTCAAGATGACCTGCAACGGCGGCGGGGCGCAGCGCATCCTTGAGCGGTCGGGATACCGGATCGCTGAAATCCAGATGGTGAAGTAATGGCGGTTTTCAGCACTATCGCGGCATGGGTCACGGCCGGGTTCAACGCCATCTTCGCCAATGCGCTGGTGGCTCAATTCGGCTTCTATGGCGCGGCCGGCATCGGCATGGCGGTGGGGCAGGTGGCAGCGGCCGCCATCGCCATCGGGGTGTCGCGGCTGCTGGCGCCAAAGATCAACATCCCCGTTTCGGAAATCCAGGCGGTCATCAACCAGACCGAAGCGGCGCGGCGGATCTATGTCGGCAGGAACCTTGCCGGCGGCATCCGGGCATTCTTCCACACCAAATCCGGGACGCTCTATCAGCTGGTCGTGGTCAATCACGGCCAGATCAACAGCTTCGTGGCCTTCTGGATCGACGGGGAGCCGGTCACGCTCGATGGCAACGGCGTTGTGACCAGCACCGACAAGACCGGCTTCGTCACGGTCAGGACGCGCAACGGCTCGGGGCAGGGCGGAAACTACGGCATCCTGTCCAGCGCGTTCCCGGCGACGTGGGACGCGTCCCGACGATTGCAAGGGCAGGCGACGTTCCTGGTCACAGCGAGGGCGCCCAAGGCCGAGGACTTCGCCAAGGTCTTTCCGAAGAGCTACAACACCACCTATCAATGGGTTATCGAGGGGCAGGCGATCCATGATCCGCGCAGCAACACCTCGGCCTACGGCGACAATGCGGCGCTGGTCATCGCGCATTACCTGACCCATGCGGACGGCTACCGGCTGGCGTCGGGCGAGGTGGACTGGCCCAGCGTCGAGGCCATGGCCGATGTGGCAGACTTGCCGATCACGCAGAAGGCCGGGGGCACGTCGCCGAACCTGCGGCTCTGGGGCTACTGGACGCTGGACGAAGGCCCGGTCGATGTGCTGGACCGCATGCATGCCAGCAGCGGCATCCGGGCCTATGAGACGCAGGACGGCAAGATCGGCCTGATCGGCGGCAGCTTCGGCACGCCGGCCACCACGCTGACGGCCAAGGACATATCGTCCATCGTGACCAGGGAGGCGATCAACGAGCGCGAGGGCTATAACGTCCTGATCCCGTTCTTTCTGAGCGAGGATCAGTCGTTCACAATTACCGAACTGGAGCCGTGGCGGGATGAGGATCGGCTGGCCGAGGAAGGCGAGGTATCGGCCGAATACCGCATGGAGATGTGCCCGAACCAGTCGCAGGCGCGGCGGCTGGCGAAAAAGCAGATCCACGACGACAACCGCGCCACGGTCGAAATCGTCACCAACCTTGTCGGCCTGAAGGCGCGCTATCCGCGCTTCGCCGGCCAGCGCCATACCATCCTGCTGGACTACCGGCCCGAGGATGGCAGCGGGCGGCAGATCGTCGGGGAATACGAGGTGCTGAACCACCAGTTTGACCCGATCAATCTGGAATGCCGGATCGAACTGGCGAAGGTGGATCGCGCATCCGAGGCATGGGATCCCGAAGAAGAGGGCGAATTGATCGTCGCGCCGCCCACCCCGGAACTGGACGGGCCGCCCGAACTGGATGCGGTGGTGACACAGCGCATCGTCAATACCACCGGCACCTCGGCGCAGGCGGTGATCGAGGTGGCTGCGGTGCCGATCCCGGACCGGGACGATCTGGAAGTGCAGGCCGAATACAGCATGGTCCTTCCCGAGGCAGGGACATGGCGGAAAATGGTATCGTCGGGGTTGATCGCTACGTCTACTGCGGTCAATGACGGGGCAACCTATGCCGTGCGCGCGCGATGGAACGGGTCGTTCGAGGGCGTGGACGAATGGGAGAGTCTTGGCAGCATCACCATCCAGGTTGACGCCACCCCGCCCGGCCAGCCTACCGAACTGATCCCGTCGAACGGATCTGGCTATGTCCATCTGTCGTGGCGCAACCCGACCGGCGCCTTTGCCCGCATCAGGATCTACCGCAACGGAACGAGCGATTTCGGGACCGCGACTATGATCGGCACCACCGGCGGCGCCTCGGGCCAGATCAGCGAATACCAGGACGACACGATCAGCCCGGCGACGACCTATTACTATTGGGTTGTCGCCGCCAACGTCTCCGGCGTCGAGGGCACGCCGGCCGGGCCTGCGAATATTACCACGCCCTGACTTGACAGCACATCAGCGACCTAGGATCGCTTTGGCGACCCCTTTGTATTGGAGGCGAGATGCCCGAGAGTTTTGAAGAAAAGGTCAACCGGGTTCTGCGCGACCATGAGGGTTTCACCGGGGACGGGCGCGGCGGCGTTGGCGATCTGCCCGTTGGTGACAGGTCCACCGCCAGAAAGCCCATCGACAAGCGCGGCCTGCGGGAACTGTTCCTTGCTCCGGTTGGATATGCCGCGCTGGCAGAGGCGGCGGCGGATCGTGCCGCGCTGTATGATGGATTCTGGATAGACAGCATCCCAGACCTGCGCGTAGATACCAGCTTGTCCTATAGCGGCGACGGCGCGGTCTCTGTTGGCGGATTTGTCGTTACCCGAGATATGGGCGCTGTGTTCCGCGTTCTGTCGTCCTCCGCAACGAGGCCGCATCTCGTTACGGCCGGCGGTGTCAAGCTGGAAGTGGCATACTGGCCGCGCGATGATCGGGGCGCGCTTGCAGAGATTGGCGTGCGGGCGCAGAACGGGCAGGCGGTTTATCTAGCCGGCTATGGGGATAGCACGGTCGTAGGAACGGACAGCACTGAGACCTACAACAACTGGCCGAACCGTCTGGGCAGCATCCTTCGGGCAATGACTGGAAACGAGAGCGTCACCGTTTATAACTGCGGCGACAACGGCAAGCGGGTATCGGACTGGTGGGCGTGGGACAATCTTGCGGCAAAGATTACCACCCCGTATCCGAATACGCAGTATGTGCTGACCTGCTGGGGCACCAACGATATCAAATATGACGGGCTGCCCGACTGGAACCCGGCGCTGTTCAAGTCGCGCTATGCCGCCCATATCAACCAGATCCGCCTTGCTGGCATGGTTCCTATCATGGTCACGCCGTGGCCGGTTTCGGCGGCTCCGATGCGTCCTCTGGCGACCTATCAGGGCGAATTGCTTAATGCGGTTCGCGAACTGGCCGACGACTGATGGTCGATTTGATTGACACGAACGCCATGCTGAAAAACTGGCAGCGTGACCGCACCGACCAATACCGGGTCGGTGACCAGCAATCGGACGGCGTGCATTATACCGATGTGCCGCACATCCTCATCGCCGGATATATGGCTCGGCTGATTTACCAGCATCGGGTGATCGACGTGCGGCACGGTTCGCGCCTCGGGCCGCAGGATGCAAAATTCTCGGCTGATGTGACGGTTGCTACAACCGCAATATGAGCAACGCTTGGGGGTTCTCGGCGCAACTTACCGCTGCGGCTGCGGTTCCGATGGCCGCCGAAATCTGGGTCTGGTCGGATCGCGCCCGGAAGGCCGTCTATGTCAGCCCGGACAGATCGGTTGTCTCGGGCGGAAACCCGGCATTCGCCTATGTCGGCCTTGCAGGAACCGGGACCGATGCGGGGGTTGAAATTGGATTCGGCAATGCGGGGGTCACGACCACCGAACGGCCGGCCGAGAACCATATCTATGTGAATGAACTGCCGTTCGGCTTGTCACGGCTGCGCTTCCGGGCCTCCGGGGCCGGAACGGTCGAATTTGGCGGATGGCTGATCGTGGATCAGTTCGACCCGGTTTCTGTTTCCGCTTATTCCATTGCATCGGAACGTCAACTGTTCCTGCCCGAGTTTGCGGATAGTCGCCCCGAGGTGGTTCCGAAGGCCGGCGCGATTACCAATCTTGCTTGATCGGCAACATTCCTGTCGGGTGGGGTGTCGTGATCGGAACCCAATACGTCTACGCCAATGATTCGAACACCGGGCCGTCGCGCCGCAAAATGAGCATCGTCGCTCTGCGCGCGTCCTCAGGGGCCGATATTCTGCGGGTGCTAAGTGGCGCGTCCGCAGGTGTGTTCGCCGCTACCTCGATCAAAACCAGTGGTTCCGGGTCGTGGGCGGGGCAGATCACGATCCATTGCACCACTGACGGCAGCGGCAATGCCGATATTCAAGTGCGGGCGGACGGAGCGATCATCGCCCGCCACACCAATGGCGGCACCGATCCGTTCATGTCACCATATGGCCGCATGGGCGGCCTCTACCGGGATAATACTCTGGTCAGCGATCCGGGCGGACGACAGGCCGTCGCCACGCTGATCCCGATGCCGACCTAACCAACCCCGCCATCAGACTATGACCGGGCCCGCTTTTGGCGGGCCTTTTTTGCATGGAGTGACGCATGCAGGTAGCACGCATCAAGCGCGGCGCCACATTCAAAGCCACCCTCATTTTCGATGAGGATGAATGGGGCGCAATCCATCCGTGGGACAGTATCGAGGCCGATGTAGGGATCTGGGGCCGCCGTCAACCCTTGACCATCAGCGTCGATGATGTCGGAAAAACGATCACGGTAACCTCTGAAACCGATGATTGGCTTCTCACGGAGTCGGGAAAAGTTCCGCCTTACAAATTTGACGTGTGGGTAATCAAAGGCGGTGAAAAGCTGCCCATTCCCGCTTCGGTCAATATCCCGCTGCATACTATCGAGGGGGTCACGCACTAATGCAGATCATAATCTGGGGTGCCGACCAGCAGGTCACCGCCGTTAATGTGCCGCTGATCAACCTGCCTATCCCGAATCTGTCGGAGATGGCCGCATTGCAACAGCAGGTTGCGGAGGACGCGCAGGCCGCTGCGGATTCTGCCGCGACCGTGGCGGGCATGCAGGACGATATTGACCTCGCTGTCGAGGTTTCAGGCGAGGCCGACGCCAAAGCCACCGCCGCGCAACTGCCGCCGTTCGTGCCCTTCGCGACCCGCGCCGACATTGCGCTGACGAACCTTGGCGACGTGCGCCGCATCAGTGTTGCCGGCGTCGGCGATTACCGTCAGGCAGTCGGCCCCATCGCCTACACCCCGGCTGCCATCTCGGCCGATGGGATCATGCTGGTCCCGGATGGGCCGATCACTCCGCAGCATTTCGGGGCGCGGGCGGATCTGGAATACGAGTTGCAGCAGATCCGGGGTTCGGGCGGGGTCCTGACCGACGCTTATGGGCTGGTTCGCACGGGCGGGACCAATGACCGGGCTGCCATCGTCGCCGCCGATTTCTACGCTGCCCTGATGGATCAGCCGCTGGTGTTCCCGCCCGGCCGCTATTTCATCGACGGCACCATCCGGCCGACCACGCGCTGGCTATCCGAAGATGATTTTGGCGCGGTCCTCTGGCTCAACTACAACGAGGACGAGACGGGCCGGTCCACCTCGGGGCTTGAGTTCTTCAAGAGCGGCACCGGGCTGGGCGTGATCGGAAACCACGGGTTCCGCCTGATCGGGCAGTTCTCGCGCACGACGCCGAAAGAGGGCGGCAACGGCCAGCTTGGCACGGTCTGGCGCATCAACGACTACTACATGCCGCATGAACAGCCGGTGCTGGTCGGCATGCATATCCGGGCGAAGGTGGTGCGCGCCGCACTGCAACGCAACGAGAGCGGCACCATCACCCAGCGGTCCATCCCCTCGATCCAAGGGGCCGTTATGGCCGGGGTCGAGCATTCCTATTTCGAAATCGGAGTGTGGGGCCGGACCAACGTCGCCAGCACGGCGCCGCTGCTGGTCCATTGGGGCTGCCGCTACGCCCCCGAGAGCCTGGACGACACGCTCGGGCCTGACAAGACGCTGGCACGGATCATCGAAACCTACCACGCCTGCTGGATCAAGGTCACTTACATCACGCCGCTGGATAATCGGGACGGGCACAATTTCTTGCAGCCGTTCGATCTGGCCTGCACCGGCCCGGCCGATGTTTACGGCGTGGATAGCATCGGCTTGGCCGGCGGCGCGACCGGGGTCAACTTCGGCGGGGCGCTTGGGTCCATCTCCTGCGGCGATATCTGCGACGCCTATGCCATCCCGCGCCACAAGGCGGTGCTGTGGAAGGGCATCAACATCTACAGCCCGAAAGCTTCCGGCGTGAACTCGGCCCTCGGGTCAGAACAGCTTTACATCAAGGGCATGGGCACGGCGAAATATCCGGGCGACGTTGAGCCGGGCACAGATCTGCCGATCCAGCGCCAGTTGCGCGCGGAAATCAACGTCTACAATCCGCAGTGCAGCTATGCCGAGGACGCCGTTCCCGGCGATCAGCGCACCGCCTTCATCGACACGGTGTTCGGCAGCGTCACCATCCAGAACCTCAGTTCGTTCGGTGCACATCGCGCCATCGAAATCGAGGATACCTGGGGCCGGGTGCTGGTGGACGGCGTGTCAGGCGACGGCGCCACGCTGGTCAACTTCGCCGGGTCGGTCGATCTGCTGGATCAGCGTATGGACCGCCGCAACGCCCAGAACGCCGGGGACAGCAGCAACTATGCGTTCGGCTGGGGCAGCCCGAACAGCCGGGCGGTGGAGATTGCCGGCGCTCTGACCACCATCGGCACGGTGGCGGCGGACCTGACCATCTCGGACAACATCATCCCGCTTGCCGCGCCCACCTCTGCGCAGGTGCCCACGGGCGTCAAACTGCGCATCGGCAATCAGGTGGTGCAGTCCACGCGCATGCATCGCGTCGGGGCCGTGCAGCTATCCGTCACGCCGCTGTCGGCCCCCATCCTGACCGGCGCCACCGTCATCGCGGATCGCCGCTCCAAGGTCGGCAGGTTGGAACTGGCAACGCGGTCCAGCTTCCATGCGCTGGACGTCAACAACAGCGACGTGGCCGACCTGGACATGACCCGCATGGCCTATGCCGGCCGCAATGCCGTTCGGCTGCGCGGTGACAGCGTGGTCACGGTCAACGGCGGGCGCTTGCCGATCATGGGCCGGGCAGGGGGTGATATGCGCACCTTCCGCGCCGAGGGCACGTCCCGCGTCAACCTGAACGGCGTCTACATTCCTGATAACCCGGCCATCACGACGCATGTCGCCCTGATCGGCGGCGCGTCCAGTTTGTCGGTGCGGGATTGCATCGTAGAGAACCCCGCCACCATCGTCGCCTATGGCTCGCGCGGCAGGTGTCGTGGGCCGGCAACCGCAAGCCGGACGGTAGCAGGGCTGTCTGGGGCGGCTACGAGGCCACCTGGACCCCGTCTCTGCTGATCGGCGGTGTTGATGCCGGGATCACCTACGGA